CCTGCTTATCAATCTTGAAACGTGTGCCTGAATAGGATCTGAAGATGACAAAATCACCCTCTTTGCAATAAGGCCCGTTAGGAAACTTATCTTTATCCATGTAGGCATCAGGGCCAGCCTTGACTACAAAGCCAATGACTGAAGCTGTTTGCTCTGCTGATTTAAGGGAATCGGGCATATAAACGCCGCTGTCCGTTTTCTCTTTTACCTCTAAGGGGCTTATCAAGAGTTTGTAGCCTGATGGCTCTGGTATTCTCTGTTTTACGTCTTCTTTTACTTCTTTGGCTGCTGAATACATTTGTCTTCCTTGCAGTGATTGAGGTTCACAGTACCTTGCGGGGTTAACCGAATTATTCAGATTGCATTAATTGCTGTAAATCTAATACATCTCTTTCTATTAATGCAAGTGCTTCTACTTTGCCGACCAAACGTATATAATCTTCATGTTTTTCGCAACCACCACTAGCCATGTGATCTGCAATATTATTCATATACTCTCTGATCTTTGACCTTATAGACTCAAGTTCATTCATTATCTCCAACTATCTCCCTTGCGATTTCACGCCCTAGTTCGATGCCTTCACGCAGATCTTCTCTACGTCTATCGTCAGCATCCTCTGCTATTTTCACACCAAGTTTAACACCTTCACGTTTCTCTTCCGACTCGATGCGATCTTTCTGTACAGCAATATTCGCTGCTTTTGCCTGTGTATCTGCCTGTAGTTTTGCGATATCAAGCTGCTTCTTATGTTCAAACTCTGCCTCTTTCAAAGCCATGTCACGTTGTTGTATCTGGGTGAGCGGGTCTTGTTGTTGCTTCATTGCCTCTTCTTGCGCAGCTTCTGCCTGATCTTTTCTAAGCAATTTCTCTGCTGCTTCTGCTGCAAGGCGCGACAGTTCTATCTCGACATCTTCTGGTAAAGGCTTTTCTTCATCTGGCATACCCACACCCAGATTCTTTTCAATCTCTTTACGATATTGAAAAGCCACATGCTCTGTAACGTGAGCTGCCATTGCTGCCTGTATGGCTCCCGCAAATGGGCTTTGCCCAACGATCTCTTGTAGCTTTGGATCTTGTGCCGCAGCCAAGTGAACTTGAATGTGGGCTTCGTGATCCTGATACTTAAACGCTTTAACAGGTTCCTGCTTGAGCATAGCCATGTTTTCGGTAACTGGATCATGCGGTTTGATATCATCTGGAAGTTTAATAATTTCATCTGCATCCTTAATGCCCAACACTTCAAGCATCTGCCTGTGTAGTTTTCCCATATCATACAGGTTTGGTGCCTGTTGTGCCAACTGTAGAGCTGCTTGATACTGAACAACCCTTTGTGCCATGGTTGCGGCATTTGGATCTGAAACTGGTATTACATCTATTCTGGCATCAAAGTCTCTCTTACGATTGAAATCTCCATCCATTTCGTAGGCATACTCTTCTGGCATATAGTCTTTGATAACATTTGACAGAAGACCAAGCTCTCTTTTCAAAGCAGCATGAAGTCTAGCCTGAACACCAGACATCACTTTCATGCTTCGCTCCATAAGAGCAAGCGTTGTTCCTACTGGAGCCTGTGGGTTGAGGTTTCCAACTTGTACATCCGCAACGGAGCCAATCCTTCGCCCCTCTTCAACGATATTTCCAAGCAACTGGTATAATACTGAGGACGGCTCCTTGTAAGGAAGGAATGCAATCGAATCCCTGATTGCACCACCCGGTACGTCCACATCCCTGAACTCACCCGGCATGAGAGGAGAATCATCACCTTTAATACGAAGACCCCTAGCCTTGAGGCCAGCAGGAAGATTAGACAACGTACCCGCGTCGATAAGCTGACGAAGTATTGACGTGGCGCTTTTAGCAAGGCCACCGATAAGATGGATAAGACCTGTTCCATAAAAACCAAGCCCCGGCAGATAACGGTAATGTACAAAGTGCTGCCTCTTACGCTTTTTGGGATCAGTCTCATACCAGTTTCTCCTGATAGAAAGAACGGTCAAAGATGATTTATCCACTGTAACAACATACGGTCTTGCTATTCCATCTGGATCTTCAAAAGGCTCTGGCATATTTAAATCTGCATGAATTTCAAGGATTGTGTGCCTATCATCATCTTCGATGACGGCAGTCTCCCCCTCAATCTCATCGTACTTTTCTTGAATGTCTGAGTAATCTGGTGATGGGTCTGGTAAGTCTACTTCTCGATAGAAGCCCTCAAACTGAAGCTCTACGATCTCATTAGAATATTTCTTCATGACGTGTGTGTATCTGGTCGCCGTCATAAGATCTGATGCGCCGTAAGACACGACAAAATCTTCTGCTGGGACGAACATCGCACAAGGTCGCTCCATGATCGGATCATAGTAGACCTTTTTGAATGATGATCCTGCAAGAGGCAAACGAAACAGCATTTGCTCTGTTTCATCACGATACTCTGTCATCTCCTCTGTCAGAAGATAATTCATCTCGTTTTCTATGCGTCCTGCCTGTTCTTGCTTTTCAACATCTTTCTTTCCGACTATTTTGGTCCTGACAGGACCGGATGCTGGAAACAGTTCACTCATGGCTTGGGCTTGAAATCTTACCACAGCTTCTGTCAATACCGGATGAAAGACACCAGCAGCGCCCTGCCAAGGTTGCGTTCTTTCTTCGATCTTCATTCCAAGAAGATCCAAGCCTCTAATATAACTTCTTGACCAGTCTTTTCTTGACTGCCTGTCTGATTCAAAGTCATCCACAAGCTCTGACGCTAGAGCTTCCATATCTGCATCATCTATAAACTCTGCTAGGTTAGCATCATGATCGGGGCCGATTATTTGTTCTGCCACCTCTCCAGAGAAATCTATGATTACGGATTCATCATCTGTTGTGACTCCAACCGCATCGGGGTTTACAACCTCTATTTCAACAGACTCTGCATCCGCTACGTTCACGTCAGATGGAGACATTGGTTTTTCGATAGCCATTTTTTACCCCTTAATAATACTGAACTGGCCTTTTGTAGACAGGCTCATCATCCCAATCATCCATCGCACTTCTAATCCATCCACCCTGACGGAATCTGAGAAGAGCCTGCGTTGTGGAGTCAACCAAATCATCATTGTCTCCTGCCGGAAAGGCAGCACATTCTTCGATAACTTCTTCCGCCCATCTTGTAGCAGGACACCATATAACACCAGACGCAAACAAGTCACTTACCGCATTAACGCGGGCTATCTTATCCTGACCGCGTGACGGTGTAAACTCTGTCACTGGAATACCCATCGCACGAAGCTCAAAGATAAGCGGAGAACCAGCAGCTTTTGCCTCTACGATCATCTGATCAGGCTCGTATTCCCAGTATTTTTCATAGGCTGCTCTTTTCAAATCTGGAAACTCCAGCTTTTCTTTGTAAGCATCAAGCAGTATCAGATTAGGCACAGACTCTCCATTTTCATTGGGATGTTGGAATATGCCCCATGTTGTACAGGCTGAGTAGTCTGCTCTTTGTGTTTTCAGGAATGCCGTATCCCAGCTTTGGATTATTGCATCACAGGCTGGAGGAGAGTCGCTTTCCCATTCCTGCCACCACTCTCGTTTGATTAGAGCGCCCTCTTCTGAGGTAGGATCTTGCTGATACTGCGCTGACCATTTGGATACAGGCAGTTCTGCTTTTAGGGAGTCAAGCTGTTCTATAGGCCAGAACTCAGGCCACAGTGGATTTCCTGATGGCATGATGGCTGGAAGCTCTATTACCTCCCATTCATCTGCGCCTTCTCGTTGTATGGATGATTTAACAATCTGTCCTGTGAGATCTCTGGTACTCCATCTTGTCATCACGACAATAATGGCTCCCCCCGGCTGTAAACGCTGCCTTGGTCCTGACGTATACCACTCGTAAACCTTGTCATAGACCTCTGGATTGTATGCACCTACCGCAGCATCCTGCTCAGAATGGGGATCATCGATGATCAGAACGTCAGCACCCTTACCAGTGACTGCTCCCCCAACACCAATAGCGAAATAATCACCTTTTTTGTTGGTATTCCAGCGTCCAGCAGCCTTTGAGTCAGTAGAAAGCTCTATTCCGGGGAAGATTTCTTGAAAATCCTCCTGATTTATGAGATTTCTGACCTTTCTGCCGAATCCAACAGCCAGTTCTGCCGTGTGAGCGGTCTGAATAACCTTCTTTTCGGGATATTTGCCAAGATACCATGCTGGAAACAGGTAAGACGCGAACTCTGACTTGGTATGCCGGGGTGGCATGTTGATAATCAGACGTTTTAGCTCACCTTTAGCCACCCTCTCAAAGGATTCGGCCATGATTTCATGGTGTCTACCCCCAATAAACGCAGGCCACATGCGTTTTACAAAGGTCAGGAACTCTGTTCTGGACTTTTCTTTGCCTTTTACTTCCTCAAGCTCACTGAGAAGCTCAAGTATCTCCTGTTTTTGTGCAGGGGGTATGTTCTTTAATCTACCTTTTATGGCTGAAAGTTCATTCATTTATCATTTTGTCCATCTTTTTGACGGCAAAGAGAGGGGGGAAGGAACGCCCTCTCCTTACCGGGGACGCCGGGAGAACGGGGCATCCCAATAACATCCTATAGTACATTATGTACTTTACCTATTATTCTATTTATATATTATAATATACTATGTACTATATAGTACATATGTACTAGGGGGTACTTAGCGTGGCAAACGACCGTATTAAGGTTCAAAAGCAACAGCAAGCCACCACTGCCAGACGCAGAACCACAGATCAATCCGAAGCAAGTAAAGAAGCTCTTCGACAACGCGCTGTGGCACTCTATGAGAAACTCTGTAGAGAAGATCCCCTTATCCTTACTCCTGATCACTTCAATAACAAGGCTCAGAAGCTCCCTGACGAGCTTTAGAGAGCTAAGTGGTACCCCTATGGGGGTAGGAATCCTAGACCCCCTTCAGCGCCGTTTGTACGGTAGTACAAATTATTAGTTTCCACGGCAAAAACAACATAGGGGGGGGTCATATTTTACGGTATGTATTTGTTTGTGTGGAACATCATGTATATACATCGGCCATGCCGCGCCCAAACAGGGGTGGTCGGGGGAGGGTGGGGTCTGGCGATCAGAAAAAAACAACACCGTAACCCCTTGTTATGACAGTATTTTTAGGAATGGGTGCTAATCGCCCATGAATTGAGCCAGCTTGCGTTGCAGTTCCACTTCTATGTCGTGAGCAGTGCGATCATCCTTTTCTGTCGTCACTATGTGTTCTGAGAAAAGCTGACAGGTCTTCCCCAATGCAACGAGGCTCGCCACCCTGCTAGTGTCACTGCCCACCTTGGCCTCATGCTTCAACTGATCTGTGACCCATATTCTCAGAGCCTCATCGTCTGTCCGCTTTCGTGCGGTGACTTCCTCCGATAGCGTCTTGATCCTTAGTGCCACCTTAGCGTTCTGTGTCGCCAGCTTACAGGCGTTGGTCCAGACTGCACTGGGCTTTGTCGTATCACTCACATTGTATGCCGCTCTATAGGCATCTGTCAGTGTCTCCCCATTGGCTACCAATGTAGCAAAATGCTCTTGCTTACTTGTCAGCTTATTCTTTCCTGTATCACCTACTAGGGTGAGTGATGGTTTGTCTTTATCCATGTGCCGATCCTTTGCGCTTCGCTTGGACGGGCGCGAGCCTGCCCGATTTGTATCATGGTACAAATTTAATCCAGCCCCACAATAATCTCCACCCCTCAATCGTCTATCATATGACACTGTTTGAACTAATACGCCTAATGGGGTTGACCTAGAAATCGATCCATGGTACGAAAGCGTACTGCTTTGGCAGACGCGGCACACGGGGTGTCGCGAGGCACCACCATAGGGAGGACCACACAGCTAGACATCAGGGTCAGGGGAGACAACCCCAAGGGCTAGCAACCCACTACAAACACCGGAAAGTTCGCGCTCACCGCTTTGCTGGCTGGCTCTGCCCAACGTGCTAATCGCGAACCGATACTGACCAGCTTAGCTGGGTAATCTGACGGTTAGATCAGACCATGGCAAAAACTAGGGCGGCACGGTGCAAGTCGTGCCACCCCTATTTCTTATTCACTTTTCAACCCACCAACTAAAAGGAGGTGCCACATGGCCCGATATTCATCCTACGCCCCTGACCATGGCGAGTTCTTCGCTGACATTACACCTGAGCGAGTTGAGGCGATGCAGACAATGGTTCGTATGGGTCTTTTAAGACAGTCCGCTTTGGACATTGCCCTGCATGAAAATCGTATCTCGAAAGATACTATTCGCCGTGCTTGGCAGTCAGCAGACAGCCCCGACTACTTTGAACAGCGGTTTGAATTTCACCGCCCATAAAAATAACCAACGACTGGCAGGGCTGTCATGGCCCTGCCTTCTATATATTTGCTCATTTTCAACACAACCCCAAACAAAGGAGATTTTCACATGAGCAACAAAGCAACTTTCGTAGCAAACGTAGAGCGTATCAACCAGATCGGTATCAACCAAACTCGTGTTAATGTTCTCAAGGATCAGACTGGTGAGATGACCGCTGAAAGCCAAACCCTAAAGTTGGATAGCTACGCACACCTGATCGCTGGCATCGCGCCAGCAAAGCTGACAACTAAGTCAAACCTTAATGGCAAGGATCGTGTGACCCTCAAGGCTGATCTTGAAGGCCGTGGCAATCAGACACCAAGCATGGCCGACAAGATGATTAAAAACGCTGTCGGTGCGCGGAACGTGTTCGGGATTGGCGGTGACAACTGGAACCCAGCCGCTGTGCTTGAAGTCTTCAAGGACAACAAGATCACGAGCGAGGCCAAGCTGGTCAAGGCTGTGTCCGGTGACGACAAGAAGGGCATTATTGACGTGCTTACCCAGAAAATAGTCGGACGCCGCTCAACCAAAAAGAACGATAAAGGTGAGCGGATCGATGGTGACAAGTGGCTTGATGGTTCGCTTGATAATTACTCCAAAGAAGCTGGCATCGACTTCGATGAGGCTCTCGCTGAATTACAGCAAGCGATTGCCAATGCGGTACGTCTACGCTCTGACATGGCTAGCAACGCCCAAGCCGCTGGTGATCAGACCCAGCAGGATAACGATGATGTCGATGAGATGATGAAGGCTCTCTAGCATCACCCCAAAATGTCGGGGGCTTCACAGCCCCTGACCTATTTATTTTTCAATTTATCAACCACCAACAATCGGGAGTTACCAATGAGAGACAGACAAAAATTGCAAGACTGGCTCAACGCCTGTCCAGTAGCCGTGACCAGAATTGAGCCGTTTGCTTTCGGCACCTTTGAAATCATTATCGAATTACAGGATGAAAAGTCTGAGAGCATTGAAGAATATAGACTTACTGAAATTAACCTTGGTGAGCCGGAGGAACTGATATGAAAATAGATATCCAGATCAAGAATAATTATGGCAAGCCTGTTGCTTATCCAGCTTGCGCCGCCGCTCAAAAATTTGCGGCTATAGCCAAGACCAACACGCTGACGCCTGAGACGCTCAAGCTGATTGCTTCACTTGGTTACCAAGTCGAGGTTGTACAGCCTGATCTGTCTGACCTGTTAAACTAAATTTGTACCCTAGTACAAATCGGCACTATTGCCACCAACCGCCAAATGTATGGAGATGCACAATGGCTACACTTTCACAAGCATATGACATCATCGTCAATTCAATTCGCTCACAAGTTGAGTTCGCCAATGACCGCGATAGCAAGCGGCCTATCCCAATGTATGTGGGTGACATGGGCGAGGGTAAAACAAGTCACATTTGTCAGATAATCAAAGACGCCCTCAAGGCACGTTGCATTATCTTATCACTTGCCCAGTATGACCCAGCAGAGTTCGGCGGCTGGATCGTGGCCCAAGGTGATCAGATGGTTCGCCTACGCCCCGACTGGATGCCTGTTAACAGCCCAGAGGAAGACGCCAGAGCGGCCAAAGGTGAGGTCATAGGGGTTATCTTCATTGACGAGCCTCAGAACGCCGCTACGGCCCTGCAAAACATTGCCGCCCAGTTAACCAATGAGAGGCGTGTCGGTAATCACCGCTTGCCTGATGGCTGGGCTATCGTTCTGGCTGGCAACAAGGATAGCAATCGCGCTGGTACAACCAAGATGCCTAGCCACTTGCGCGATAGGCTCATGATGATACCGATTGAGGCATCTATGGAAGACTTCATTGGCTACGCAAATAAGGTTGGTATGTCTCACCTTGTCACTGGCTTTGTTCGGGCGCGGCCTGATCTGCTTTCCAAGTATGAGCGTGATGCGGTGGCATGGCCCTCACCTCGCGGCTGGGATCGTGTAAGCACCATTTTGTCTTGGGGTATGGACACAGTGCAACAGCACATCGCCATTGCCTCGCAGATCGGCGAGGGAGTAGCCGCTGAGTTCGCCGGATACTGCCGTATCGCTGACAAGATGGGTGACCCAGCGGAGGCCATCAAGAACCCGACAACGTATGCGGTGCCTGATGCTGACCCATCAGCGACATACGCTATGTCAGCGGCACTGGCAAATATGGCAACCGCTGACAATTTCGGGGCCATCCTGACATATGTGGCGAGGTTCCCTCATAAGGAATTTTCTGTCTTTACAGTGAAGGATGCGTGTTCTCGCAAGCCTGACCTTAAAAAGGTTCCAGCCTTACGCGACTTTCTCTTGAACGAGGGCAAGACCCTCATGAAAAACTGGTAGGAGGTGGCATCATGGATGCACAAACAGCAATGGCGAGAGCCAAAACGCAGTTGGTTTTCAACCAACCATTTTTCGGGGTGTTCGCTTTGGACACCCCATTCATCGAGGATGACACTATCCCGACTATGTGTACGAATGGTGAGTACATCAAGTGGAACCCTGACAAGCTGATGGAATGGGACGAGGCAGAGCGGCAGTTTGTCGTGTGTCATGAGATTATGCACATCGCCTTGCATCATTGTGTCGAGATCACCGACATTGATGGTGAGCCTGTTGATCACAAGCTACTCAACGTGTCGATGGATTATGTCATCAACGCCCAGCTTATCGATGCTGGTATGAGGATGCCCAAGGGAGGTCTGTTCGATGCCAAGTATCGCGGCATGACATGGCTACAGGTCTATCGCATCCTCAAAAAAGAACAGCCTGACCACCCAGAACAGCCTTGGGGTGGCGGTGTTGGGGTGCCACAAGATGGTGACGGCAAGCCCCTGCAAGGTGAGGCCGAAAAGCAACACGCCGCAGAAATCAACATCAAAGTATCCAAGGCCGCGCAAGCGGCAGAGGCGCGAGGCGTTGGTGATCTGCCAGCAGGGATTAAAGAGATCGTTCAGAAATTGCGCGAGACCAAGGTCAATTTTGAGGACGTTCTGTTGAGGTTCATGTGTGGTGACAACCCTGATGATTACACCTTCACACGCCCCAACAAAAAGGCGTGGCATCAGGGCGGTCTGTTGCTCCCGACAATATCGAATGATGGCATTGGTGACATTGCCATCCTGTTCGACAGTTCCGGCTCCATGCAGACCTCTGAGTTGGAGCAGGGCTTTTCTGAGATCAAGTCACTGGTCGAGGAATACACACCGCGCTCTGTCACTGTGGTTCAGTTCGATGGTGAGGTGCAGAAAGTGGACACGTTTGAGGATGGCGAGTTCATCGACAAGATCGAGTTCACTGGCAGGGGTGGCACCAGAGTGGAGCCAGCTTTCAAATATCTTGATCAGGCAGAGGTCGAGTATGATCAGATCATCGTGTTCTCTGACATGGGGATATTTGACTACCCCGATATCCACCCAGAAGTACCAACCCTCTGGGTGTCAACATCATCACACTTCTCACCACCACCATTCGGTGAGGTGACAGTCATAGAGGTTGGGGCTTAGCCCTGACCTACAGCGGCATTATTGGAGGCAGTTGTGACTGCCTCCAATGCCTAAACTTTGTACCCTAGTACAAAATGGAGATGCAAATGGAATACAATCAAAAATGTCATAAGATTTTGCAGACGGCTCTGACTATGATGGAGATAGACAAACAACTCTACATCGATCAGTTTGGAAAACTGTCTGCCCACGCCTTGGTGAGGCATGGCAATAGTGCCTATCAGATGGACCCTGATGAGCGTGAGGCTTTCAAGGGTATGAAGGATGATCTTTCGGGCATCGACTACTATGTCAAAAATCACTTCATCGACAGGATTGAAGATTGCTCTAGATCAATCAGGCAGATGCGTAAATATCGCCAACAGAAAACCCCTTATCATCCGATGAAGGATCACAAATCTCTGTCTGAAACATCTGCGCGGCAAGTGTTGAAGGATCATTTCAAGACAACCGCCACGTCACTCAGCGTATCGCCTGATGTGGGTATTGACCCTCACGAGAGGACTGATGAGGAGCGTTATAGCATCAGAAACAGGATCAGGGTTTCAGTAAGCTGGAAACATTCTGTCTTCGACAAGGGCTTTGAGATCATCAAGTCTGGTAAGGGCAAGCACTTTGTCATTTCGTCTGTTAGTGAAAACATCGCTTGGCTAGAACAAGAGGGCTTCACCGCCTTCAAGGTTCGCACAGTCTTTTTCAAGAATGGTTATGGGAATGAGGAGAGCGGCTGGCTTGTCGTTGACAAGTCTGATGACATCTCTGTTCGCTCACCATTGTGTGATGAGATGGGCAAGCTGGCAAAGCCTCACGCCTTTCACGCGGAGTTGCGGCGAGCGGCGAGCCTGATCAAGTCACGTCAATTCAGAAACCTTGCAAGAATGCTGGACGCTTAGCGTCCGGCTCAACGCAGAAAAAGTGGAGGTGAATATGAATAACAAAGAGATAGACTTAGGTTTACTAATTGCAGTGGTAAATCAGATTGAACTGGACGTTGAGGACAAAGACTTCACAGCGATTGAGTGCTTGTTTCAATATCTAGATAAACCTGAGGAACGATTGCGTGGATTTTTGCGAGAGGATGTGTGAAATGAAAAATTATGAT